GGGGATCGAAACTGACGTTTGGGGGGGCACTGGGGGGAAAAGGCTGAGAGAATTACAAAGGGTCCCTACCTGCGTACAAATTTTCTAGTTTTTGAGAGTTTAGGTAAACAAAGGTACAGTAGTATTGGTACTTTTTTACATTTGACAGACGGGGTAGACAGCTAACAGACACTTTTTGAAACTAGGTGGCTGTTGTTAACATTAATGATTACCAACGACTTACGGGATGACAGACACAAAAGACACTTTATTTACCCTATTAAGAAAATCTTTTTGAAATGCTCTCCGTAGGTGTCAAAAGTGTCTATCTCTTCGTAAGTCCTTGATTACCTTATATGTTAATAGCAGACAACCCCCCTTTTTTGGGTGTCTACTAGGTGGCATAGGTGTCTGTCTGCTTGACAAACTCTGCGCAATTGTACATTACTTTGGACAGTGCCCGTAAAAACAACTAAGCAGAAAGCTGACCGTCGGACCTATGAGGCAGGTAAACCGAAACAGGTAACTAAGCAACAGGCATCTAAACGTAGCCGTTGTCACCGAAGACGCATGAAAGCAGAAAAGGACATGAAAGAAGCACAGGGTAAGTTGGCAAAGGTCGAAAAGGATCTAAGTATCAAGCAACAATTCCTAGATACCATGAGCAAAGCACCTACGCCAGCAGAGCAGCGTAAGGCACTATTGGCTATGTTTGCTGAGCGGGGCATTAACCCTATTGACGAGTTGATGCAATATACCGATGATCCCGACGTAGCCAAGAAAGACAAGATTTCTATATGGAAAGAGCTTGCCAGCTTCACCCAACCCAAGTTAAAGAGTGTCGACGTGCAGGGCACACTGAGCGGGGAGCTAAAGATACTAACGGTAGATTATTCCAATGTTTCTAAATCCGAGCTTGCCAAGACGGTTGAAGCGGAGATAGTAGATGAAGATGATGATTATGACGAATTTTTAAGCGAAGAAGAGAAACATGACACTTGATGAGGTAAAGTCGGTTGTATCGGAGCACTACACAAACTATGTATTAGTAGTGTTGGATGAAGACACTGGCGGCATGGACTACAGATTTAACAACGATATGATAGGCAAGATGCTTCTACATGAAGCCCACTCTGACATAGTTAGCTACGGCACGGATGTTGCAATAGATTTCGATATAGACTGGGACGAGGAAGAGGTAGAGGACGACAACGAAGAGTTTTAATATGGACGTACAGGTTCCTGCACAGGGATGGCAGCCGAGACATTATCAGCTGCCACTACTTAAGTATATGACACAAGCCAAGCGCGGATTGCGTGCGGTAGTTGCGTGGCATCGTCGTGCGGGTAAGGATTTGACCTGCGTCAACATTGTTGCAATTAAGGCGCTCCAGCGCGTGGGCACATACTGGTACGTTTTGCCGTATGGTAATCAGGCGCGTCGTATTGTATGGAACGGTATGACGGGTGAGGGCAAGAAGTTCATTGACTACTTTCCCAAGGAGATTGTTGAACGCAAGAGTGAGCAGGAGATGCGCATCCACTTGAGCAACGGCTCGGTGATTCAGTTAATGGGTTCAGACGACCCAGATAAGATGGTTGGCGCAAACCCAGTTGGCGTAGTGTTCTCTGAGTATAGTATTTCTGATCCATCCGCGTGGCAGTTGATCAATCCAATTTTAGCGGAGAACGGGGGTTGGGCACTGTTCAACGGTACACCGCGTGGTGAAAACCACTTTTACAAGATTTTGTTAAAGGCTCAATCCGACGGCTCATGGTACAGCAGTCACCTGTCAGTCAAGGAGACAAAGGCAATTGGTGCGGAGGAGATACGTAAGGCTCGCGATGAGTTAAACAACGAAGCACGATTCCAGTCGGAGTACATGTGTTCGTTCAAGACTCCAGTGGAGGGGAGTTACTACGGTAGCTACATAAGTAAGTTATACAAGAACAAGCAGATCCTCGACACGTTGACCCCAGACCCAATGTTACCTGTACACACTGCGTGGGATCTGGGTATGGATGACGCAACAACTATTTGGTTTATACAGATTTTTAAGAATGAGATTCGTGTGGTTAACTACTATGAGAACAGCGGAGAGGGTTTACCGCACTACGCGCGAGAGCTTAACAGGTATGCTACGCAGAGGGACATTGTTTATGGTAAGCATTACGCACCGCACGACATTAAAGTACGTGAGCTAGGAACAGGTAAGAGTCGGCTAGAAATTGCAAGAAGTATGGGTTTGAAGTTTACAACTGTGAAGAAGCTGCCGATTATTGACGGCATCGACGCGGTACGTGCTATCCTACCAAGATGCTGGTTTGCCAAGAATGATTGTGCTCGCGGGCTTGAAGCACTAAAGGGTTACCACAAAGAGTATGACTCAAGCCGAGGTGTGTTCCGTAAATCACCTGTGCACGACTCTAGTTCTCATGGAGCTGACGCATTTAGAACACTGGCTGTTGGTATGAAACAACCTAAGCTGGACAACAAAAAACCAAAAACAACATATGACGTCGCAGCAGTTAGATGGTGATAATGAGCTGTCTCTACTGGATGAGGCAGTAATAAAATATCACGCCAAAGGTTTGGATTTTATAAGTATTCTAGACCAATATTTAAATTTTCGACCGCCCTACGAGCGGTATGTGTTTAGTACACCAGACGTGCTACTTTTAGTAGAGCGCGCGCACAGTGAGGAGCACGGACATTTTTGGTATATTTTGTATGCTGCATCACGAGGTGGCTCCAGCCTAATAGCGGAGTTTATGAAATATGCTCCATATAAGCTTGACACTGTTGCTTTTTCAAGGTATCGAATGATGTCACTGGACGACCCAGATAAACTTAAATACCACAATTGGAAAAACCTAGAAAGAATTGTAAATTATGGGATCTAGCGGATCATCATCATCTCCCCCACCACCACCTCCTCCACCACCCCCACCACCTCCTCCCCCTCCCCCCGCGCCGTCGCCAATTAGGCAGTCAATGACTAGCATTCGCGTTGGTACAAGATCAGGTGTTCAATCAGGAGCAGATGTGCGTTCGCCAGCTCGTGTTGTTGCGTCGTCAGGTCAGCTTGCTCGCAAAACGGTTAGGGCTGGTCAAGGCAGTAAAACAGGTATGGGCTACGGGTCTAAGCTATAGTTATGGGCGGAAAGTCAGGACAAGAAGGGGGGGCGTTCTCCCAATCTAGGATTAATAAGGCTGATCGCCTAAGAGCCATGTATCCAGACAGGTACGAAAAAAATAATATCATGAACTTCTTTAAGCTAAATGACGACATAAAGGCGTTTGGCAAGTCTTTATCGGGTGCACCGATTATAACTAGAGAAATGGCAGTCGCAAGACGTAAATCTGGATCAGCCACTAAGCGTAAACAAATTAAAACCTCTCAACAAAATAGAAAAGATAAAGGCTCGCTTAGTGCAGGTGCAAAGGGTTTTCAATAATTTTTAATGCAGGAGTTACACCAGAGATATGAAGAGTTAAAGTTACTGCGGTCGAATCTCGACCACATGTTCCGAGACTCTCAACGGTATGTGCGTCCAAGCTCAAACGAGTTTGATCACCACAACACAACTCGAAAAGAAGATGACTCGCGAGAGATCTTTGACGACACTGCCGTCTGGTGTAATCAAATGTTTGCTAATGGACTGGCTTCAAACATGATTCCAAAGTCAGACCGCTGGATGTATCTTCGGGCAAAGAATACAGCAACAGCCGACTTAAGTCCGCAAGAGCTTGGTTACCTTCAAAAAGTATCTGACCGCATCATGCACGAACTGGCGCTCCCCGAGTCTCAGTTCTATTCTGCATCGCACGAGTGTTTTTTAGATATTGGCGCGTACGGCACATCGCCTGTGCAGGTTTCACATCAGGACGGGGTAGTTAACTTCCGCACTCGCCCATTAGCTGATACATTTTTTGATGTAGACACCCACGGGCGTGTAGATACAGTATTCTATAGATGCTATAAAACAGCTCGTCAGTTGCTACAGATGTTTCCGCAGGTTGCGGATATGGAGGGGTTTGATAAGAGTCGTGGTGTTAGTTCAAAGTACGAAGTTATATACACGATTGAGCCGAGCAAAGATAAGCGGTCAAAGAAAGGTGGTCGTGTTGGACCAGAGCGTCAATACACAGTTACTTATTGGTCACCATCATTTAAGGAGCCTCTGCAGGTAGACGGTTCAAGCTATTTTACTTTCTTAGTACCTCGGTGGTCTAAGTTGGCGGATGAGGTGTACGGGCGCGGACCAGCATTTACGTGCTTGTCTCAGATTCGTGTGCTCAATAAGATGGTCAAGGAGGTTTTGATTTCATCCGAGTATTTAAACTTCCCAACACTTACAGCCGAAGAAGACAGTATCATGCTTCCCATGAAGTATGGCTCTCGTCAGGTTGTGTTCCATGAGGCGGGTAGCGAAAAGCCATCTCCAATCATGGCGGGTAATCAGCCTCAGTATATGATGGACATGATTAGCATGTACCGTGATACAATTAATCGCTCATTCTTTGTTGACCAGATTATCCGTCAGGAGAAGAAGGAGCGCCAGAGTGTAACTGAGATTCAAGATACTCGTGGTCAGATGTTAAATCAATTGGCTCCACTAATTAATCGAATGGAGTCTGAGTACATTGGACCCGCAATTGAAATTACTTATGAAATGCTAGAGCGTTCGGGCGAACTGCCAGAAGCACCTGCTTCGATGAGTGGGGTTGAGCTTGAAATTGCATATGCAAGTCCAGCAGCACAGTCACAATACGCAACAAGGATTTCTGACATGAGTGCATTTATGCGTGACATTGCGCCGCTTGCGCAGGTTAAGCCTGAGCTTATGGAGGCACTAAACGAGCGCCAACTGTTTGAGGACTACGCACGTTACCGCAACGTATCTCCAACAGTAATTCGTTCAGAACAAGAACTACAACAAATGAAACAAGGTGCTGCCGAGCAACAACAGATGGTATCAGCAGCACAAGCTGCCCCACAAATAGGGGGAGCAATGAAAGATATTGCACAAGCTAAGTCGATCGACCCCGAGGGGGTTGGTCAGCTTTTAAACATATAAAATGAATCTAGATGGACTGAACCTTAAGCGGCTTCGTAAGAAAGCGCAGCTTAAGAATGATTTGACACAGATACTAACCACTTCGGCAGG